TAAAACATGACACCGAAGGAACTTTACGACTGGGCGGTCGAGCGTGGAGCCGAGGACTACCATATTATGGTGGATGGTGATGCGATAGATTATCAGTTACCGGAGATTGATGAAGAACTTAAAATAATAGAAATCATACGATGATGAAACGAGAACTCACGCTGACCGACATTGCGGGGTATTTGGATCATCCCCTGCTTGGGCAACATCCTACGGGCGCAATTTGTTGGATAGACGTTGAATTTATAGCCCAGCACGGAATCTCGCTCGCGGGGTATAAACCCGTCCTGCGTCCGATATCCGATCTGTGCGAGGAGATCACCGAGCAGGGCTATAACGAGGGAAAGCCGTTCGTGCCAATTGTGACTATGGCAAAAGTCGCCTACAATGATGTGGGAGATTGGGGACATCCCATATATTCAGGAGAAGTTTATCAGTGTTCTTGTAACGGAATTTTCTATGGATTCGAGCCGACCGATGGCTCCTTTATAGTCTGCGATCAGACTGGGTTTCCTGTGTTTTCCCCTAAGCAACGCGATCTTTTCGACCTTCTCCACCGCCTCCACTTCGACTACCGAGGTCTGATTGACGCCGGACTGGCCGTCAGCGTTCACGATTTAAAACAGAATCCGTATGAAGCTGCGAATAATTAAACCGCCTAAACGGGGAAACTGTTTCGCCACGTTAAACTCCGGCGGGTATTTGTTTTTCAGTGTTCGGGCTATTGATGAAATGAACATAAGGGCGGATCGCAAAATAATCGTTGCGCATGACGAATTCGGCAACTTGTATGTTAAAACGATCTGTGAATCAAGTCCTGAGGGGTTTAATGTTTATGTGCGCAAGAACGGCAACTGCTCGATTTACTGCATTCGGATTACACACCTGCTCCGTAATTTTGGGGCGTGCGTGGAAAAAACTACTCGGTACAATCTTATTGAAACGGAAGAGGATTTTTGGAAGGTTGAAGGTTTAAAGCTGAAAGTGAAATGAAAACCAAACTACTGCGCCGACTGAGGAAGGAGGCAAGGGAAAATACACCTTCCCCGGCATATCATATCTACTCCTCCCTTTATGAGGCGCTGATAGTGATTATACACTACGAGGATGAAAAACGCAATTACATCCTCCGCCGTGTTGCGGAGCTAAAACAGAAGAGAAAATGAAAACAAAAGTGACATTCAAAGATAGTTTTGATAATGGCCAGATGTCAGTAGAAATTACTGGTAGTGGGAATATTAGGCTGGGGATGGGCGAGGATGATGTATGGCTGTCGCTCAATGATTTCGAGGAATTTATCCAAGAATGCGTCCAACTTGCTGTGAAACTTAAAGAAAGTAAGAAAAAATGAAGAATGAAATTATAGCGTGGGCGTTGCTTTCAATCCTCGGAATCCTCACTGTTTGGCTTATGTATCGCGCCGTGGAGGTGCACGAACGGCTCAGAAAATCAATCGAGGAACTCAAAAAAGAAATAGAATCCCATGAAAACAGGTGTCGAAATCATCGCTAAAGCGAGGAAAAGAATTAGGAGAGGCCGAGATATGAGGGTTGAACAAATTATAGGCAATTTGCGTTATGCTGAGGTATGTAGTATTATAGGGAACCCACACGCTGGCTTGGAAGCTCTTGCCGAGGCCGGCGCCCTTATCGCCGCCGAGATCGACAGAGTGAACAACCTCAAACAAGAATAGTTATGCGAGAAAGTGAATTCCGAGGTAAGCGTCTCGACAATGAGAAGTGGATATATGGCGATCTATTGCGGTTGGGAGGCAACCTACGAACTTTCATCTTCACGGATGAAGATTGTATAAGTCAATTTGCAGAAAAAGCATATCGACTACAAAAAGAAGTTGATCCTGCCACCGTGGGCCAGTACACGGGGCTGAAAGACAAGAACGACAAGAAGATTTGGATGGGAGATATATTCAAAGATGACCGTGGGGTTGTTCGATCCGTATTCCGGGTTCCCGGCGGCTTTGCTTTCGAGGATAATCCGGCGGCGTTTGGATATGACCATAGATCACCATTATATCCGTATTCTCCCCTTGCCGATTTGCAAAGTGCATCATGGCTATCGCAATGCTGCGAAGTAATCGGCAACATCCACGACAACCCGGAATTACTTAAAACAGAATAACCATGCAGAAGATAATGTTTAACGACCGCTACGTACTGACGGATGCGGTCATCGAGGGTCGCAAGACCGTGACGAGACGAATCATATACGGGATCGACTTTCCGGTCAACATGGTTATGGGGCGCGTCCTCCCCGACAAAGAGGGGAAAATATATGCAGTTGCCAATGGGGAGAATATTATCGTGAAATTGCGCTACAAGGTCGGCGAGGTCGTGGCCGTGGCGCAGAGCTACAACGAAGCGACAAGGGAATTCCCACATTTGGCGACAACACTGGTCGGACACGACATTTTAGGCTCGGAGCTGGGATGCACCAACAAAATGTTCGTCCGAGCCGATTTGATGCCCCACCAAATCCGCATCACCAGAATCCGTTGCGAGCGCTTGCAGGATATTTCGGATGCGGAGTGCATGAAAGAGGGGGTGCGCGTGGAGTTTGCGAAGAATGGAAGGCCGATGTATTATTATTTCGACATTAAACGATGGAGGCAGGTATGGTTTGACACTCCCCGCGAAGCCTTCGCTTCGCTTATCGACAAGGTGTCCGGCCGTGGAACGTGGGATCGGAACCCGTGGGTGGTGGTTTACGAATTTGAGTTGGTGAAATGAGCGATTTGATCTGTCAAATAGTCACCCGTAAAATATATGCTTACGTGGCTGAGATATACGGGGCGCCCACGTTTTGGGATGGCAAGTGGTGTCTTATGGTTTATGTACTTTGGCGGGATAATGGATGCCCAATACGCGAAGGAATGGTGCTAAAGTTCGACACCAAAGAAGAGGCGGAACGGGTGAAAATAGGGACGATAGCAAAGGATAAAACACTTTTTGAATTGGTGAAATAGTATGAAATTAGCAATTACAATATGCAGACCGTGTAAACCTAAGTGTCTGTATGAATTTACTGGTGATATAGAGACAGTACGTGAAACTTATGTAGTTGATGTGCCTAATATGCCGAATGCGGTTGTCAAGGCTGCGAATGAGGGTAATGCCGAAGGCTGTGTTGTAGGTATATCGTTTATAAAGGAGCCATGAAATTCACAACACCGTGCTTTGTCCGTGTCGAGGATGCGGAAAAGCGAACCGAGTTACTCAAATGGATGTTTGATGTAGGATATGCGGGCCGCTATCGAATTGATCCATCCTGTCCGATTGTGGTTGCTGGTCTGGAAAAAGATTGTGCCGATGTGGCATGTGCGGGTGCAACAGAAGGGCTTGCGGTTTTCGGGCTTATCGACTGCGGCGATAACATCGAGCTGTTCAAGGCTCTGGTGGCGATGAACGACGAGAACGATTACATGCAGTGGTATGTAAACGAAATTACGGATAGATGGTCACTATGTATCGGTATGGATCATGTTGAAGACGATCCGATCATATCTAAATGGGAGGGACTTGCTCGGCATAAGGCCACCGCCGAGGAGATTATCAAACATTTTAAGAAATAGCGAGCTATGACGATATTTAGAATGCGCATACAGGGATGCGGGTGTAATAGTCGTGGACGCAATATGTATCGAAGATATTTGTCCGTGTGCATATTGGGGCGTTATTACGAGTTCTTTAGATTCCGAGGGGTTTGCAAAGACTGCGACGCTCCGTTTTGAAAAAATAGCGAGATTCTCGCAAAATCTCGAAAAACTGAAATAACTATGGATATTCTAACCCCACACGACGGCATCACGAACGAGAAGATTTGTAAGGCGCAGATCGAAGCCGTCGAGAAGAAACAGAACGAATATAAACTGATCGGTCGGCTGACGAAGATTCCCGGCCACACCCTCTACAAGTTTAACACGACTACTCGGGAAGCTTGTAAAGTGGAAATGCGAGCTGATATAACATACCAATACGATCCGGATACAGATACGGTTGTGCGGCATGTCAAATCAGACGTGAAGGTCGAAAAGGACTGCTACTATGAACAGGCGTTGAACATGAAGAACTTCATCAAACGTTTGCGCCGCCGGGGTATCATTGGGGCTGACGAGTATATAAAAATTACAAAGGATGAAAAACATGCTTGACTTGGAATTGCATGTAACCCTGCACGGTTGCTGCAAAGCGGTTATATACCGATATAGAGGACAATCCATCGCCGCGTTCAGGAACGTAGAGGTAGACCCGAGTGAACGACGAAAAGGCCATGGAAATGAACTATTGACCACGTTGGAGAATATTGCTCGCGGGTTAGGCTGTGATTCATGCGCTTTATGGGCAGATAGGTCTGCATGGATGCACGACTGGTATAAACGCCGGGGGTATGAAGATTATGCCGATTATGATGACCGGGCCTTTGTGTGGATGTGGAAACCGTTATGAGAAACTTAAAAACAGAATAGCTATGAAGAATTTCGATTTAGCAGCCGCCAAAGCAGGCGCGGCGGTGTGTACGAGAGACGGGAGGAATGCGCGAATTATCGCATTTGACTGCAAAGGGTGCGGCAGGAAGCCCATATTGGCCTTAATTGATATGGGCGATTGGGAGCAAAGCGCCTCATGGACAGAACGAGGTGAAATCATTGAAGATTTCAAAGACGCTTCCGACCTGATGATGCGCGACGACGACTATGCCGAGAAGCTGGCGCAGGGGGAGTACGGGAACCATATCGAGGATAAGCTCGAAAAGGTTGATCCAGTTATTAAGCAAAACTTAACAACTGATCGGGAGTACTGGCGGAGGGTGTATGCGGGGCAGATGATGGCAGCTGCGTTTCCTGTGCTTGTCTCTGATGGCTGGCAGGCTAAAGGTGAGTGCGCAAACATACCAGCTGAAACACTGATTGCTCGTCAGGCTATCGACTTCGCCGACGCCCTCCTTGAAGAGCTGGAGAAAAAATAAAAAAGAGGCAATCCTTTCGGATCACCCCCACATGCAGGAATAAAGGTAGTGATTAATTTGGAGGATTGCAAATGAGCAGGATAAAAAAATGGACGCGCGAGGAACTGTATGAAATGACGCGGTTATATCCGACTTTTTTCAATAAGGCCTTGGCCGAGTTGTTCGGCCGGTCGCCGAAAGCCGTGGCTGTTTGTGCGGCTCGCTTAGGTTTGAAAAAATCCGAGGCTTTCATTGAAGAGTGCAAGCACCTGCCCGGCCGGTTTCAGAAAGGGCACATACCGCATAACAAGGGAACCCGGGGAAAAGCTCGCAAAAAGGCGGGAAAGCCGGCCAAGGCTGAACCTGAGCATCTCGGAACGCTCGACTGCATGCCGAATCCGTTTTTATCCAAACGAATAAAACGGCTTCGAAATTCGGGGATGTCCTCCCGATAGCCGATGGTACTCAAAAAGCGTTGTATTTTAGCCTCCGGATTGAAATGGAATCATTGCGGGGTGGAGCAGCGGTAGCTCGCCGGGTTCATGTCCCGGAGGTCGTGGGTTCGAATCCCATCTCCGCTACAAATCGCGTACATTATGGCAGCAAATCAGGAACAGAAACAGACAGGACGCCCGCGTAAGTTCTCCAGCCCGGAGGATATGCAGGTAGCCATTGATGCTTATTTCGCCGCGTGTGAGAAGAAAGACGAGCCGCTTACCATCGAAGGGCTTTGCGAGGCTCTTGAGGTAGATAGGAGAACTATTCTCAACTATGGCAAGCTGGAATCATACTCTGCGTTTTTTCCTACGGTAAAAAAAGCGCGGATGCGCGTCCAACGGGATTTGGTCGTGAGGATGCTCAAAGGCGGATGCGGAGCTGCCGCTGCGATCTTCCTGCTGAAGAACAATCACGGGTACGAGGACGAGCAGACTATGAAGTTCCGCCCTATGGATTCAAACCCTTTCAAGGGTATGACGCCCGAGCAGAAGGCACAATTCCTGTCGGACGATGAATCGGAATGAAAGTAGATGCAAATACCCTCTGCCAATGGCGTATGGAGAAAGCCCGAAATATCTTCGGGCTTTTTGCCAAGTATGTCAACCCGAGGCTGGAGTTTGCACCGTTTCATATCGTTTACTACCGCATCCTGCATAGGTTCGCTACGGGGAAGATCAAGAAGCTGATTATCTCTATGCCGCCCCAGCACGGCAAAAGCGAGGCTTCGACCCGCCTACTTCCGGCCAAGATATTGGGCCAAAACCCGGATGCCCGTATTGCCGTGGCTTCCTACAATGACGGAAAGGCCAGGAAATTCAACCGGGAGATACAGCGATATATGCGAACCCCGCAATATGCTGATTTGTTTCCCGATACACGTATCAGCAAAGGGCGCACTTCGGCGGAGGATGCGATCAACACCGCGAATGAATTTGAAATCATCGGCCGCCGGGGTAGTCTGCTGAGTGTCGGCCGTGGCGGCGGCCTCACGGGCAACCCCGTCGACATCCTGATAATCGACGACCTGTATAAGGATGCGGAGGAGGGCAATTCTCCCGTTATCCGGGAATCCTGCTGGGAGTGGTACACCTCTGTTGCAAACTTTCGCCTGCACAACCAAAGCCAGCAACTTATCGTATTCACGCGCTGGCATGAGGACGATCTGATCGGCCGATTGGAGAGGCACGACAAGGTGATCGAGGTTACCTCGTGGGCGCAGCTCGATAATTTCCCCGCGGATACCTGGGCGAAAGTCAATTTCCAGGCGATAAAGGAGAACGAACCGACAGAGCTCGATCCCCGACAGATAGGGGAGGCACTTTGGCCGGCCCGTCACTCATTGGAACGGCTTCAGACATCCCGCAAGCTGTCGCCGGAAATATTCGAGTGCATGTGTCAGGGCAATCCCTATAACGAATCGGGTGCGCTCTATGGTCGGGAGTGGCAGACTTATACGGAGCTGCCCGTAACATTCGGGAATAAAAACTACACGGATATTGCCGATACAGGTTCCGACAACACATTGTCCGTGTCCTACCGGGTAGGTGCGGCCGAAGTTTCCGAAGGCGTCAGTTTCTGCAAATGCTACATTACCGATTTGGTATACACGGGTAGTGACCTCGACGAAGCGGAAAAGTTGCTGCCGATGCTTTTTGCTCGGAGCCAGACGCGGGCCTCGATGATCGAGAGCAACAACGGCGGCGGATATTTTGCTCGTAAGCTTCGCGCGAAATGCCCGGGCGTGGAAATCACGCCGTTCTTCCAGTCGCATAACAAGGAATCGCGCGTCCTCACCTATGCCCCCACCGTAAAACAGTGTATCGTCATGCCCTACGACTGGGCGCAGCGCTGGCCGCGGTTCTATGCGGACGTCACCTCCTTCAAACGGATATTCAAAGCCAATGCGCACGACGAGGTCGCCGACGTGCTTACGGGCATTGCCGAGTGTGAAAACGGCACCCGCAAACCGGCACGCGGCGTAAGAGTTCGGAATTGATGCCGATCTGCCTCAAAATAATATTTTCCTTTGTAATGAAAATGGGCTAAGGGTCGCCCGGATGTTTAACCGATAAATTTCTTTCACGTATGAATTGTGGTTGTCCGCGCGGCGCATCGCTTCAGACTATTCCGGTACACGATTGTCCGGAGAGCATGGGGCAGGTGCAGAAGTTGATCTTCCAGCGCATCTACAAATCGGGCGACGAGCTGAACAGCATCGCCGACCCTGCCAAACTGGCGTCTTGGACGCCGCTTCTCACGGCATCCGACGGTACGAAGGCCGTTATCACGCCGTTTATCAGCGAACCTACGGCCGAGCCTGGCGAAGCCCGTACCTATGGTGGCGGCAATGCCACTGTCGGCGGCGTCGAAATCATCCTCGGTACGAATCCGACGGCTTTCACGGCCAAAATCCTGCGTTCCCCGCAGGACACGATCAAGGCCATGAAGGAGCTGATGTGCGAAGATGTCGGCGTCTACCTGGTTGACGGGCACGGTAACATCGGCTGTATCAAGAAATCGACCTCGGGGGATTCGCCCGCGACGGCTTACTATCCGATCCCCGTGCAGTCGGTGTTCGTGTCGGACAAGGGGCTGGGCGGATTCGAGGCTCCCGACAGCAACAACATCTCGTTCTCGTTCCTGCCCGGGTGGTCGGACGATTTCGCAATCGTCACTCCTTCGGATTTCAACCCGCTGCGCGACCTTGTGGCCGCAGCCGAATAAATTCCCGGAAGCCATGAAGCGCGAAACGAAAGTGACGCTAATTACCGCCGACGGCATGAAGCGGGAGTTCTCGATGGAGCATGCCGAAAGGCTCCTGCGCATGCCGCGCAACGGCGGCTGGAAATTACCCGAAGATTCACCTTTCACTTTCACCCTTGCAAATGGGATTGAGCATCGAAGAAATACGCGACCGGATAAGAACGCCGCACCACGGCGGGACGAAGCATAAGGCCATCCGGCAGCAGGAACGCATCCGATTTCATGCGGAAACAAACCTTGACCAGTACCGAATGGGCGCGATGGCAACGCAGTTCCTCGGTTGGGTCGAAGGTTTGATTCCGCACGACAAGTTCGTTACGTTCCTCTCGCTGTTTCGATTCCCGGTCAAGACGAATGAATTGACGGGGGTGATCTTCGATAAGCTCAGCCGCGTATTCGACGGGCGCAATCCGGTTTTCTCCTACCAGTTCAAGGATAGTGCGCAGCGTGACGACTGGGAGAAATACCGTGCGGAAAGGCTCAACGAGCCGACGGTATGGCAGACGGACGGGTTCGAACACTTTCAAACGGGGATCAACTCGGTGCTGATCGTGGACGTGCCCGAAGTGCAGGCCGGAGAGTTGCCCGAGCCGTATTTCTACTGGCTGTCGATCGAGCGGGTGATCGACTTCCGGATCGACCGTACGAAGCAAGGCTTCTCGAATTTCGAATGGATCATTTTCGAGGTCGGTGACGACCGGATCGCAGTTTTCGACGAGGAGCGCTACCGTCTGTTCCGCAAGGGAAAGGACGGCAACGTGGGGGAGCTGCTCGTGAATAACCCGCACACACTGGGCTATTGTCCCGCTCGCTTTTTCTGGACGACACCTGTGAACCTGCGCGAGCCGGAGATCAAGCGCAGCCCGTTGTCGAAGGAGCTTGCCGCGCTCGACTGGTATCTGTTCTTTGCCATATCGAAGCAATGCCTCGATCTGTATGCGCCTTATCCGGTGTATTCGGGTTACGAAATGGATTGCAATTTCCATAACGACGATTCGGGGGATTATTGCGACGGCGGGTTCCTGCGTAACAAAAACGGGAACTACAAGATCATCCCGACGACCGGTGCCGTGGAGCGATGCCCGGTGTGCGGCAACAAGCGTCTCAGCGGCCCCGGCTCATTCGTTGAGGTTCCCGTCCCGCAGCCGAACGGCCCCGACCTGCGTAATCCGGTGCAGATACTGACGGTCGACCGCAATTCGCTCGACTACAATGTCGAGGAGGTAGAGCGCATAGAACGGAATATCATCCGCAACTGTGTCGGCGTGGATAACGAGGAGGTCAACGGGCAGGCCGTCAACGAAATGCAGGTTGAGGCATCCTTCGAAAACCGCACGACGGTATTGACGACCGTGAAGCGTAATTTCGAAAATGCCCAGCGGTTCGTTGATGAAACGGTCTGCCGCCTGCGTTACGGCTCGGGATTTACGTCGGCGACTGTCGACTGGGGCACCGAATTCTACCTGACCACAGCGTCGGAACTTCGCGCCCGTTATGCGAAGGCCAAAGAGCAGGGAGCGTCCGATGCCGAACTGGACGCCCTGTCGCAGAAGATCATCGAGACGGAGTACCGGAACAATCCCTTGCAGATGCAACGCATGGCGATCCTTTCGGAGTTGGAACCATATCGGCACCTGACCCGAACCGAGTTAATGGCACTCAATGACAAGGGGCTTGTAGACCCGGCGGATTTGGCTGTGAAACTGAATTTTTCCGCCTTCGTCTCACGCTTCGAAAGGGAGAATATGAACGTGGTCGACTTCGGCGTGAACATTCCGCACGACATCAAGATACAACGAATAACTAACGCTTTACGAAATTATGGCACAGAACAGCAAAACAGGAAAGGTTCAGGAACCGTTTAAACCGGCTCCGGGCGACGAGGCTTACGTACATGTAACCCTGGAACAGCCCAATTACGACAAACGGACGGGGCAGAAACTCTCACGTCCCCGCATGCAGAAATTCGGCGTCCGCGAGTACGCCAAAGTCAAGGATCAACTCTATAAGCAGGGCTACACGGTCGAATTGCTTTACATGCCCACGGCGAAGACGTTGGCCGAGGCGCAACTTCCGGCAACTCCTACGCCGGTAACGGTCATCCGTGCGGGAGAAGCACCTGCACCGGCAACCAAGAAAGACGACGGGAAGCCGGACGAGAGCGCGGGGGAGAGACAGTCCGACAAAGATTCGGAGGAGGAGCAGTAATCACACGAATTTATAAAGGGTAAATAAATTATGGCACTTACAAAAGAAACGCTTCGGGCGAATGAATCCCTCGCGGGGCTTTCCGACGAGCAGGTCAGCCTGATCGAAACACTTTCTCGCAATGACGAGAATACCGTCATCGGCAACAAAATCGGAGAACTGCACGGCAACTACGATGCCGACATCCTGGCAGCGACCGGGATTGCCAAGCAGCAGGGGGAAAAGACCTACGACTACCTCAAGCGCGCGGCCGGCGAGATCAAGCGCCGAGCCGATAAGTCCGATGAGTTCCAGCAGAAAGTCACCGCGCTGACGGGCGAGCGCGATGCGCTAAGAGAGCAACTGAAGGCCGGGGGCGCCGGCGACCTTTCGGCGCAGTTGGCCGCAAAGGAGGCCGAGCTGAAGAACACCAAAAAACTCTACGCTGACACGAAGGCCGACCTGGATAAGCTGACAAAAGAGAGCGTATCGAAGATGACCGCTCTGCAAATTGGCTACGAGATCAAGGGAGCAGCCGCGGCGCTCAAGTTCAAACCCGAGATTCCGCAGGCTGTGGCCGACCTGGCCGTGCAGAACATCGTCAAGGAGCTGGAAACGGCTCATAAACCCGAGTTCATCCCCGACGGCAACGGCGGGCAGCGGCTTGTTTTCAAGGACGAGAACGGGGTGCAGCTCAACAACCCGGCCAACGGCCTGCAACCTTTCACCGCGACCGAACTGCTCACGCAGAAACTCTCGGCGCTCGGTATTCTGGCCGAGGGACAGAAGCAGGCCGGTGCCGGGACAAAAGCCACGCCGGGGAATGCGGGCGGCAGCCGATACGACATCGGAGGTGCCCGTACGCAGGTAGAGGCCGACGAGATGATCGTCGAGCAGCTTTGCCGTGACGGGTTCGTGAAAGGGACGCCCGAATTCACAGATGAGCACAGTAAGATTCGGGCGGAGAACAAAGTCCAGGAGCTACCTATCAGATAAAACGATAACCAACGGGGCAAAGGGTCAGCTTCGAAAGTATTAACTATTTAACTTTTTTATTATGTCTCTTATCGAAACAAAAATGCAAAATCTGCGGGTTAATTCCGACCTCGACAAGAATATGGCCCGCCCGTCCCGTTACGGTGCGCTTGACCTCTTCGTCGAGCAGTCCTACGCCCGCGATGGGATCATCACCGACGAACTGCGTGAGCGTGCTTTCGCCGCCAACGGCCGCGAAGTGCAAATCCCCGTCATCGACTACGACGGTGAAGTAACCATTTCGAATGTCCGTAGCTGCGACATCGCCGACGACGAGAATACGTCGAAACTCGTAAACGTTACCTTCGTAACGTATGCGTGGGGATTCACGATGGTTCCGACGTTGTACGACAACAACGAAATCAGAATCCAGAAGGACTGGGAGCGCAAGTTCCTGAAGTACCTCTACAAGCTGGCCGACACGCTCGATGCCGGTGCGGTCGCGGCTCTTTCGGCCAACAAAACGCAGGTGTTCAAAGAACTGCTGACTTACACGCAGGCGGGAAACTCGGTGCAGGTGCCGTGGGTGCAGCGTGAGGATGCCCTTGCCGATTTCGACGCGATGATGGCTGCAAACGACTATTTCGGCCGCATGCACATCGTCGGCAACGCAGGGATTCAGGCCCTCGTGACGAAACTCGCGCAGCACGGTCTCTACAACGACGTAGACAAGCGCAACGAGTACCTGAACAAGATTTTCCACTTCACGAACAATGTCGCCAACGAATCCAGCGCCTATGCGAGCGGTTATGCCGTCGAGCACGGCAATGTGGGGATGCTGTTCCGCGTGGATCGTGAAGCCCTGCGCCGTACCGACCTCGGCCCGATGGGTGAGTGGGATGTCTCGACGCTGCCCGTCCTGAACATTCCCGTCGGTACATTCTTCAAGGACAGCGTAGGCGACTACTCGGGTATTGCCGGCGCCGCTTCGTCCGACATGAAATGCGTACACAAGGAGTACTACGGCTTCTCGGTAGACGTGGCCTACATGGTGGCTTACAATTCCGACCCTGCGGAGATCGCCAACCCGATCATGAAGTTCGACATCCTGAAATCGACCATGACGCCCGTGACGACGATTCCGGTGCAGGTAGTCAATCCGACCGAATCGCCCGTGAACACGAAAGAGGTGGCGGGGGCGTAATCGACCACACAAGTTCAACCGACGGGGGTAGGGTAGTACCCTGCCCCCGTCTTATTAAACCGCAATGTATAGAATACCCGAAATACAGAGTAAGCTCGCGGGGCTTGTCGGCTGGCGCAAAGACCCGAACCCGACCTACCGGATCGACGAAGACCTGACACAATCTGACAGCGGCCTTTACTTTCAGGACGTACATCCGCTCCTGACGCTGGAGAACCTGTATCATTGTATGCCTGACCAGACCGGTGTAACCTATGCTGTCTATGATCCCGGATTCGAATACCGGGCCGGGGATGTCGTTGCGAACTCCCGGGGCGGTAAAGACTTGTACGAGGCTTTGCAGGACAACATGGGGGCCGCGTTGTCCGATGGCGAATACTGGTCGAAATACGACCCGTTTTCCGCATTCCTGCGCTCGATACGCCAGTCGGGGGTGGCATTGGCCGCCCAGACCTTCATCAACGGCCATGCGGTCGACAACAGGGCGAAGAGCCTGCTCGACAAGCGGACGTTTTTCGACGGCACCGGGCGTATTGCCGATGCGATCCAGAGCACCGGCAAGGTCGTCGGGTACGAGGTGGTGCCGATCCGCGCATTGGGTGTCACCACGAAGATTGAGCGCATCGGCCTGCAAATGACCGGCAGTGGCCCGGTAACGGTGTACGTGTTCCATTCGAGCCTGCTCAAACCGGTGTATACCTTCCAGTTCGACGTGAAGGCCAAGGCAGGGTATCAGTGGTTCCCGGTGAAAGACTGCTACCTGCCCTATTTGCAGCAGGGGAATGCCGGCGGGTCGTGGTACGTGTGCTATAACCAGCCGGACTTGCCCGCGGAAATGCAGGCCGTGAACCTGAACCGCGATTGGTCGCAACAGCCTTGCGCCTGCCGGCGCGGGGAATACGAGTTGTGGAGGATGATCCACAAATACCTGGAGATTTACCCGTTCGCCGTCCGCGCAGAGGCGGACTTTGCCCGGAACCCCGAATTGTGGGACATAGCGTGCATGGGCTACACCTATACGCGCAATTACGGGATGAACCTCGAAGTGACTATCGAATGCGACTACACCGACTTCATCGTCGAGCAGCGCATGAACTTCGCGGAGGTCGTAGCCAAACAGGTTGCGGTGAACGCACTGCGTACGATGGCCTACAATCCCAATGTGAGGATCAACCGCAACCAGTCGAACATCACGCGGACGGACATCCTGTTCGAACTGGAGGGCAACACCGCCGGCCGGCCTTCGGGCTTGGTCGCCGATTTGACCCGGGCATACAAGTCCCTGCAACTCGATACGGCCGGGATGTCGCGCATCTGCCTGCCTTGCCACAATGGCGGCGTGCGTTACGGCTCGGTCGCTGGAATGTGACGAAAAGAACAATTTAACCCTCGAAAGTAGGTGTTTCTCCCCGGGGAGATGAAAACCTTTAGAACAATGAGCCCGATCCAGTCCATGATAAATGCCCTTCGTGATTTCAGGCAGCGCAAGGATTTTTACGTGCTCGAATGCGTGCGTGAGAACGAGGCGGTCGTAATCGACGCCAATGCCGAGGAGCAGTTGTTCGAAAGGGGCGAAAACCGCCTTGGCGTGTCTATCGCGGACTATCAGCCCTATTCTCCGGTCACCGTCGAGGAGAAGCGGCTCCGCGGCCAGCCCTACAACCGGGTAACGCTGCGCGATACGGGCGATTTCGAAAGTAGTTTTTATATCCGCTATATGGACGATGGGTTCGAGATCACGGCCTCCGACTGGAAAACCGACGACCTGGTGCGTAAATACGGAAGGGAGATATTCGGCCTGAACCGCGAGAACCTCGACGATTTGGCGCGGTCGTATATCCTGCCGTTCCTGCGTGAAAAACTTGTGGAAACGATAAACAATAGAAAATGAACGAAAATCCGGTTTTGCTCGACAAAGTGCTCGGGCAGTTGCAGACGGCTTTGGAAGCGAATGTTTCCTGGCTTACGCACGCTTACGGCAAGACGCAGCGCATCGTCAAGCGTATACAGGGCCGCGACTACTATATGCCAGCCATCTATACCGGCGATACGGAGTACCTGTCGATGCTGCCCGACGCGCGGCTGGGAAACTTCAGCTTCTTCGACATCCCGGATGCCTACCGGTTCCCGGAGTACAACCGCTTCGCGCCGAACAAATTCTTCACACCGTTCCGGCTGGTTGTGTGGTTCGACGAGCGGACGATCTGGGGGCCGGGCATGAGCAACCGCGAGCAACTGAAGATGGACGTACTGGCCGTGCTCGGGCAGGTGACCCTTTCCGACGGCGGGCTGTGGGTCGAGAAGGTTTATGAGCGCCACGAGAACATATACCGCGGCTACTCTCTCTCCGAGGTGGACACGCAATACCTGATGGTGCCTTACGGGGGCTTCGCCGTCGAAGGCGAACTGGAACTGTCGGAAGAATGCGTGCCTGCCGCTGCCACCGACCAACTCTACGACAACCAAGGACGCGCACTCAAGGATTCGGAGGGGCGGCTGCTCCGGGTTCCGCAAAAAATAATTTAAACCATTAGTTGATATGATAGCCTTTATTTGCCTTATGTTCTGCGTAGCACTCTTTGCTGCATTCATAATCATCTTCCTCGTCACGACCGGACTGCGCGAGCTGGTTGTCGCTACGGCGCCGCGGTTCGTGTCGCAACTTTTCAGCTGCGACTACTGCCTGTCCTGGTGGGTGGCCGTCGTCTTGTCCGTCGTCGCAGCGGTTATTATGTGGGATGCGGCGCTGCTGCTCATACCCTTCATGTCCACCCCGATAACCCGCGCGCTGCTATGAGAACGGAACAATTCCGCGGGCATACCGTGAAAATTTACGAGGACGTGGATGAAATGCCGATCAGGCGTTTTCAGAGGTTCAACAAATGCCTTCTGTACGATATGGGTATCGGGTCGGATTTCTCAGACGTGGATGTTCATATGGCGCGGATCGCGTCGTATATCCCCAAAGACCCCGCAAAGGCTTTGCAAGAGCTGGAGAATATGCGAAACAACCTCTACTATATCGTGCAGGGCGTGTCGCCCCGTCATATGGCCTTTGCGGCGCTGGTGGCGGAGGTCGACGGTTGGCCGCGCGACGATCTGAGCGACGAGGGGCTGAACGAAACGCTGGCCCTGCTGGACGATGTGAAACATACCGTGATCTCCCGGCTCGCCGAGGCGATCAAAAAAAAAATCAGCGAAGACCTTTCTGTTTATTTCCCGGCTACGTTTAACGACGTACATGAAAAAGATGCGACCGAAAGGATCATTCGGCGCACGCGGCTGGTTCTTTCGGAAATAACTACTGAACAGGATGCTTCGGAGGACATCGGCCGCATCGACGATTTCATCCTGATGCAGAATCCCCCGCAGGCATTCTCGACAGTCAAAGGCGCCGATGTGCTGTTCGACAAGAACTACACCGACATCATGCTTCTTGTTTCGAAGTCCATGAAGATGGATGCCCGGGACATGACGGTACTGGAGTTTTACCAAGCCCTCGCATATATGAAAAACGAGGCCAAGAAATTACGAAGACGAGTAAACTGACATTATCATGACTGAGGTGAACAACCCGATAAAAACCAGCGACCTGTTCCAGGACGACGGCGCGATCGACAAGCTGATCGCCGACCTGGAAAAACTGCGCGACAAGTATGTCAAGTCAATCGACGAGATACAGAAAAAGGCGAACACCTTGGATCAGAGCTTGCGTAAGCTGAGCGGCACGACCGACGAGCAGAAGCGCGCCGCGCAGGATGCCGCCGTCGAGGCCGACCGGCTGTCGCGTGCCTATAAGGAGATGAAGAAGGAGGCTGCCGCGCTTGAAAGCGAAATCATTGCGCTTCGCAGACAGAAGTCGGAATTGACTTCGGCTACTCAGTCGGAGGCGAAGGCGACGCAGGCAGAGGCCAAGAGTATCAAGGAACTCAGCGATTTGGTCGAAAGCGTTGCTGGTGCCCGTGGTGATTTGCTCGAACAGATGGTGCGAGAGCAAGCTGTTTTGACGCGCATCAAGAAAGAGCGCAAGGACTTGACTAAAGCTGAAAAAGAGGGGCGTATCAGTTCGGAAGATGCCATTGCAAAACGGGCACAGTTGCTCAACACTGAAACACAGTATAAAATATCGCTTCAGCAAACCCGATCTCAACTTAATGCCAACACTAAGCAATTATTAGCGGCGAATGGGTCTTACGATGAGGGGGCACAGCTCCTTGAGCGTTTGCGTATGACTTACCGGCGTTTGGGGGAAGATGTGCAAAAATCGCCGTTGGGAGTTGAAATGCTCCGTAATATAGAGTTGCTGGACGCCAAAGTAAAAAAGGCTGACGCTTCGATGGGGAATTTCCAGCGGAATGTCGGTAATTACGCCAGCGGATTCAGCCCGTTGCAATTTCAGGTACAGCAGGTAGCCCGCGAATTGCCTTCACTTACTATGTCGCTTCGGCAGTTTTTCTTAGCGATTTCCAACAACATACCGATGCTTATCGACGAGATGCAACGGGCGCGGATTGCGAATGAAGCTTTATTGGCTTCTGGACAAAAGGGTGTGCCGGTATGGAAACAGTTGCTCAGGTCGATTGTATCGTGGCAAACGCTCTTGGTCGTGGGAATTACGCTCGTGACCGCATACGGCAAGGAGATCGGGAACTTCGTCAAAGAACTATTTTCTGGGAAACAAGCGCTTGATTCCGCCGCAAAATCGCAGGAAATCTTCAACAAGGCAATGGCTGACGGAACGCGGGATGCGCAAAAGGATATTGTGCGTCTCGATGGACTGTATAACGCCGTTACGAATGTTTCTCTCAGTATGGATAAACGTCGGATAGCCTTGAAGAAGTTGAAGGACGAATATCCAGATTACCTGAAAGGGATGTCGGATGAACAAATATTAGCCGGGAAAGCCGTAGATACGTATGAAAAATTGCGAGTGAAGCTATTGGAGTTAGCACAAGCTCGTGCTGCTGAAAAGATGATTGAGCAGAATCAATCTTACCTGTTGACGCTTGAACAGACAGGAAATGCCCTGACAAAATATTCGAAGGCGTTAACAGCATATGGAGAAGCTGGGCCTATTAAAACGAATACAGAGGTTGTAAACGGGCGTGTTATTTCAGTGACAAATCCGTTAAAACAAGAATTAGATAAAACTGCAAAAACGTTAAAAGAATCTCTTGAAAAACTTGATGCCGGTGATTTATGGGAACGTATTGAAACGGATTACAATGGGGATGTCAATGAATTTATAAAGACTATCGAGGCAAGCAACAAGAAATTAGCGGAAGCTGCGCAGTCGCTATACACTACTATTGAACCCGGAATAACAGACGGCGGAACGAATGGCAACGGAGGGAAGGAAACATCTGGCATGACCCCGGAGCAAAAAGCGAATGCCCTTTCTCTGAAACTACAAAAGGAGTACGAACAGTCGCGTATCGACCAGATGCAGGAATCCGCTGCGAAACGCCGGGCGAAAATCGAGAATGATGCCGAGTGGGAGATCAATGAACTGACCCAGAAATACGCCAAAATGGAAGGCATCGACAAAGAGGGTTCGGAGGTGTTCGAGCAGTATTGGAACCAAATCGAGAATATCGAGCGCAAAAAGACTGAAGATTTGGTGCAACTCGATCTCGATTATGCCCTCGAAACGCGCCGACTGACCCAGGAAACCCTGCAAAACCGGCTTGCGGCAGTACAGGAGGGGAGTGCCGAGTATATCAGAATCCAACGTGAAATGCTCGAAAATGCCCGTCAAATCGAATTACTGGAGAATAAAGCCCGGCCTAAAGAGCAGCGACAGGACGAAAGTGTGATAAACGCGAAATACCGCCTCCAAAGTGGGAGGCAGGGATTGCAGGCCGGTATATCCGGCATAGACACGGAGTTTGCGGTTCGTAACAGCGAAATCGAAGCGCTGAAGGCCACCGAACGCGAAAAGACCGTGTTACGGTTGCAGGCGGAAAAGGAGCGCTGGGAAAAGGTGCTCGCCATGATGCGGCAATATAGCGGTGTTGTGTCGGACGCAGATGTCGCCATTGTCAAAAACGCCATTGCGGAAACAAATAACGAACTCGAAAAGGCGAAAAGGCCGCGTGATTTCTGGGATGTAGTGGGCATCAATCTCGATGACGAGAAGAAACAGGCGATTTCCGAAAGCGTTTCTTTCGCGCTGGAGCAGATGACCGCTATTCTCGACGCAGAAATCGAAATGGCGCAACAGGCCGTAGATGCGGCCAACGAGCGTGTCTCGGCGGCGCAATCGGCTCTCGACGCGGAAATGCAGGCCAAGGCCAACGGCCTCGCATACAGCCAGACCGAAGCGGAAAAACGCCTTGCGATGGAGAAGCAGAACCAGGCCAAAGCCATCGCCGAGCAGAAAAAGGCGCAGAAACAGAAGGCTCAGATCGAAACTTTGCAGCAGATTTCGAGCCTGGTGACGGCTTCCGCGGCGATTTGGGGCGCGCTGGTACTGCCGTGGCTGGCGATCCCGGCCATTGCGATCATGTGGGCGACATTCGGAGCTGCCAAGATCAAGGCTTCGCAACTCGCAAAGTCCTCGAACGGGACGGAGCAGTACGGCGACGGTACCTACGAGTTTATCGACGGCGGAAGCCATCAGAGCGGCAACGACGTGCCGCTGGGCATCAACCCCAAGACCGGCAAGGAGCGCCGTGTCGAGGGCGGGGAAATGTTCGCCGTGGTGAACAAGGCCGGCGTACGTAAATACCGCTCCGAACTGCCTATGATCATCAACTCGCTCAACCGCGGGGAATTCGACCGGACGTACATCCGGGCTGCATTTGCTGCTCAACCGACCCCGGTTGTGGTGAATGCGATGGGGGATAACAGGAAAATGGCCGATGACATTGCCGCAATACGCAGATTGTCCGAACGCCAGGTATACACCGATGCGAAAGGCCGTACTGTCATACGATATAAGAACCTTATAAGAAAAATCAACTGATAATGAATCCGAGTTACCGATTTTACATCAACGACCGCCTGTGCTACCCCTACTATAAGGACGACTTGTCGGTCGACACGGAACGCGAATCGTCCCGGTGGTTCTTTCGCTCGAAGTTGAGCGGCAAGTTGAATTTCATCCGCGGCGACTACGATTACATCGATGCACAGCCGATCTCGACGACGTTTATCCTGCGTATTGAGCGCCAAAGCACGACTGGATGGACGGAAATATACCACGGCCGTTTTTTCAAGACGGATTGCGAATTCGACCGCGACAACCGCAAGGTTACGGCAACGGTGGATTCGTCGGACAACTATACCGACATCCTGAAAAACTACGATTCCGAAGAGAACCTTATCCCGCTGGGGCCGGAGAGCATCAGTACCAAAACCTTCATCCGGCCGCTGCTGGAGGTGTACCTTGTGCAGAACGGGGTCGGATCGGATAAGATTTCCGTTTTCCAGGGAAACCATGTGTGGGAAAAGGAGACGAACGACAGCCCGTCGGATGAAAAAACGCTCACCGATACGTATCACTTTGCCCCTGGGCGGGAGGTCAGTATTGCGGATGTGGCGTACGGCGGTGGTAACTGGTCTCTCACAGAGTTAGGGGGCTATTTAGGATCATATCGTCTAACGCGTGGTAGTGCCGAGGGGAAAGATCGGTTTTTTGTCAATTCCCGCACGTTATTCTGCCTGAAGGAAGTTAATACCCCGAATTACCCGACATTATATTTATATGCTTATAATCCGGATGCAGACAAAGAAATCGGAAATCCGATTGCTGTTGGAGATGTTTTTCGAAGCAATTCTGTACGCATGTTTCGGTATTTGGGCGGAACAACAGATGTTTTGGTCGTTACGATTCAGACCTCGATGATATACCAACGGGTTATCAATGCCGTATCGGGAAAAAGTCGGAGCGACACGGATATTACGGACACTGCGCTGAAAGTATATCCTTTGGCATATGATGACCAAACAAATTACGAAGTTTATGTTTCGAATGAGAGTACCCCCGAGCCGACCGAATGGGGCCGAACCGAGAGGGGTGACTATTTCACACGCCCGAATGGGCTCGGCGACGAGTTTTTCCCTGTTTTCCAGTCGCGCTGGTCTACATTGTCCTATTGGATGAAACTGACGCTTACGGAGACCGAGGTCGCTTTGGAGAATACCCCGCCCAATTTGAAGGCGTGGACGGTCAACGACTGTTACGACGTGGGCAATGTCATTAAAGTGCTGCTGAATAAATTTGCCCCGGAGATCAAGCACGAACCGTTGCCCGAGTATAGCGAGTTTCTATACTTTTCAGGCACTCCCGAGCATCAGGACGATATTTACAAGCCGTTCCCGACGCTTCCTACGAGCGTGCCGAATTTCCGGTTGCTTGTCGCCCCGAAAAGCAACCTGTTGTCGGTGAACTACGATAAACCGGCTCAAATTGCCAAGACCAGTCTGCAAAGCGTATTCAATATGCTGCGTGACGTCTATCAGCTTTATTGGTTCATCGACGATGATAAACGCCTGCGTATCGAGCATCTGCAATGGTTCCTCAATGGCGAAAGATACAAGGGCGCCGGCTCCGTATCGGTCGACCTGACGCAGATATACAACCCGCGGGTGCGCTTGCCCTGGAGCTTCGGCACGGCCAAGTGGAATTATGACAAGGGCGATCTTCCCGACCGCTATGAATTCGAGTGGCCGGAGGACGCGGGGGTGGTGTTCAACGGCTATCCTATCGAAGTCAAGGCGCCGTTCGTCACTGACGGCAAGAAGGAGCAGGTTACGGTGGGATCGTTTATGGCCGACCTCGACACCATGCTGTATAACTCCGGCAGTGTGTCGTCCGAGGGCTTCGTACTGCTGGCGGCCAACGACAAATTCTACAACTATTTCGAGCAGACAGGCGGTTGGATGAAGAACGACGGGGCGGTCGAGGCCGGAACCGGCAGATTCCACCGCACCTACGATGTAGCGGGGCAGGGGATTGCCGGCCAGACGGTGAAGATACGCTGTTGGGGGAACCGGACTTATCCGGGCTGCGTGTGTCTCGATGCCGACCGGAATGTTTTGCAGTGCTTCCTGAACACCGGCGAGGATATGACCTTCATGCAGCACAAACAGGTGTTGATCCCGGACGACACGAAATACCTCGTCCTGAACTATGCCACCGGCCAGGGCATGACGGGGCCGATTGCCACGGCGCGCCTGTCGAGTATATTCCGGACGCAGTACGATCCGATGCATTGTGTGTGGAACGGGAGCAACTGGGTGCCGGATCATTTCTATTATCAGGGACGTGTCGCCAATGTACAGAACTTTTGGGCTTCGTTCCTATACATCGTTCCGAAATTCTACGTCTACAACCTGCCGTCGGACGATTGCGTCATCAACAATGGGGAGGAAACCTTCGGGCCCGCAGCGCCCATTGCTGTACGGTCGATCTCGAAAGCCCTTAAACAGAGCGTCAGCGTTCCGCCTCCGTTTGCTGCGGGAATCAACCCCTACCAGTTGATAAAGACCACGTTGGGCAACGGCATGGTAGAGAAAATATCGCTGAACCTGTCGAGTGACAAGGCCGATGTACAATTGAAATACGAACTGCAATGACCCCTAACAACAACTTTTTCCCGCTTCCCTGGTATAAATCCGTGAAATACCAGGATTTCCGCAAGTCCTATGCATACGGCAACGTGTTCCAGCTTATCGCCCCCGACCGTTCGCTGCTTCCGTTCCAGATACGCCGCGCGCACCGTCCGGAGGCGACGTTCACCGTGCGTATCCTGTATGACGACGGGACGCAGTACCGCAACGTATCGGCTGATGTCGCTGCCGACCTGCATGTGGTGACCGGGGAGGATTTCGATGTGATCCAATACTGCAACGACGGGGACATCGGCTTCTTCCAGCGGCTCGCGCCGGGGCGGTATTACGCGGAGTTGTCCGATGGGGTGGAGACCTGGTTCTCCGAGGTTTTCAGTGTGGTGGATGACCTGTCACGGTATATCAAACTGGAATATTGGTCGGCGGACAATCAGGAATATAACGGTGGCGAGATCGACTATTCGAACGGTTACCGGAACGTGCTGTATATCTGTTCCGAACTCGGCAAGCCGGATTATGAGTTCGAAGAGGAAGCCGAGGCGCGGGACGGATACCCGTATATCGAGAAGCAGGTCGGGAAGAAGATTTTCCGCTTCGAATGCAAAGCCCCGGAATACCTTGTCGACGCACTGCGTGTCGTGTGGCTGTCGGATTACGTTCGCATGACCGCCAACGGACAACTGTATGAAGTCATGCACTTCCTACCCGACCCGAACTGGCAGGAGGACGGCCATTACGCGATGGTGGAATGTGAAGTTGAGGCCGATACGATCCTAAAAAAGATCGGCGTAGGTCATGCGAATCCAATGGGACTGCCTATCGTGTTTCGGATCAAGGCCGTTGACGCCGTAACCGGTGCGTCGATCCCCGGCATCACCCTGGCCGCCAGCTTCGAAGACAGCATGCTGGTGGAATACTATACCGACGCCAGCGGTAATGTCGTATGGAACTATGAGCAGGCTGAAACGGTATGGAATACGCGCTTCGCCGGGCATCAGATGCGTATTTACAAGAAAATGACCGATCCGGCGATGCTCGTGGATTCCCAAGGGCGTACTTTGATGGATTCGCAGGGGCGTATCTTGCTCGTCGGAGCCCAGGACGAGGATTATTTCGACGGGGAGGTCTTCGTCGATCTGGCGCGTTATGCTCCCTCCGTTCAGGACGGCTACGACCTCACGCTGCGCCTGATCCGCAAGTCAGATTTTGTGCTGTCGCCCACGTCCGTCCACTTGCCCGTCATCGGGGGCTCGCGCAGTGTAGAGGTACAACCGGGCCTGTTCCCGGTCAAACAATACGCGGGCCCGGACTGGCTTCGCGCAACCTTTTCGGGCAATACGGGCATCACGCTTTCTGCCGCCGCGACGCAGTACGAGCGTGATGGCGTCGCCGAGTTCGGGCCGGATGCGTACGGGTGCCTGGGTCGGCGCACGGTCGCCGTGCACCAGGAGGGTACGGCGCTTGCCTCGCGCAAGGTTCGCGTCCGCCTGTCGATCCTGAATCCTTCGGGCAGCCCTGTCACGGCTGCCGCGACGGACATCTACTGGACGCGGCCCGACGGCAGCACGGGGCGGAACAGCTACCGGGGCTTCGACGTCGTGGATTCGCTTATCGACGCGGCCACGGTGCTCTCGTTCCCGCTTCGTGTCACGGTCTCGGAGCCGGGTTTCAAGGAGTACGACCAAAGCGTCGACATCCCCGCGGGCGAGGAGGATTATTCGTACGAAGGAGAGGTGCGCCTGAGCAATGCGGGGCGTTCCCTGCGCCTCGACTTCTCGGTCACCGACCAGGGCGGGCGGCTTCTCTCCGATGCCGAGGCCGTCGTGTTGTATACGCGGTCGGACGGCGAAGAGACCTACTACTCCAGCAAAAACGGACGTATTCAGACCACGCTTGCGGACGTCACGACGGCTGCGTTCACGCTGGGCGTCGCCGCAGCGTGCGAGGGCTATGAACCCTATGAGCACACGGTCTCCGTCCCCGAAGGCGATGCTGCGTATTCCTATACGGACGACGCCGTGCTGGAAGCCGCTGCCCCCGGGAGCCGCACGGTGTACCTCGACCTTACGATCACGGACGCGCAGGGCGCCCCGGTCGCTGCGCAGTCCGTGGAGGCGGAGTACACTAAGTCCGACGGCAGTCGGGCGACCTACGCCGGGTCGGGCTCGAAGGTCACCGCCACGCTTACGGACGTCACGACCGGCCGCTTCGCCATGTCGCTCAGGGTGGAGGCCGAGGGCTACGAGCCGTGGAGC